CCAACGGGACTGCGAGACATGACAAGAAAGTTTCTTACCGTTCTGCGACGCCTGGTCTCGCGTTGCATTATGGTCGTTCTGCTCCGGAGGAGCTGATTGCTGCGCAAAGAATGTTGAGGAAGAAGACGAAATACCGCTGGTCATGGGAGGGTGTCCAGTATGCTCGGAAATTGGCTCATGAATTTTTCCAGAAAAATTTTGATAAAACTTCTCCACAGACCGACACGTATATGCTTAGAGCAATACAACATCGGTTTCGTCAGGATGCTAAGGTCCGCGGTTATGATAAGAGAGCGTTGAAGGAGATTTTTCAGTTCCGCCACCCTTTTCTCGTTACTTTCCAGAACAAACGTCAGTTGAAACCTTTAAAGAACGGCACTCTGAAGTTGGAAAAAGGAGGCCAGGGTTTATCGATGAGTTCTTCTCAGATGAATATAACCCACGGAGAGGCAATGAGAGCGCTTAATTGGATGTTTTGGAAAAGGTTCAAGGGTTTTTACGATAATTATGACGACCAACAGGTTTTCAGAAAACGTCTTACCGACGCGATAAGAGCCCAGCCTATGGGTTCTATGGTCGCGGTTGGCGACGCCAGGGAGTTTGATTCTGGCCAGAACTGGTTCACCGTTGCTTTAGAGGCGGAGAATCGTCGTCTTCTCGGTATGAAAGAGCATTGGGTTCGTTCCTATTATGCCTGTAGAGGGCCAACTAAGCTTATTGCTTATGGAAAGTTCAAAGGCCCGATGTCTGGCGAGAAGGGTTCTGGTTTTCTTGATACTCTTTTGGGGAACGGCACTTGTGCAGCGACTTTGGCAGATTGTCAGATTTCGGGCGTTGGACGAAAGGTCATCGCGAAGAAAGGTGACGACTATTTGAGAGTCCAGGTCGGCATGAAGACGTTACCCGACGTCGCAAGACGCATTCGGCAGTTCACTCCCGTAGATTATAGCGTGGTTCTTTCTCGTAGAGGTGGCGAGTACACAGGAGAAGTCGTAACTCGGGAGGGCATGTTTAAAGACGTTGTTCGTTCTGCCAGGAAATATTATGCCACGCCGTCTCCGGAGTCCGCTGGGAGAGGCGGTTATTCGCATTTTGTGGAAATGCAAAAATCTGTGCGTGATGCGGTCAAAGATGTTTACGAGAATTCTGAGAGAAAGACTCTTGCGGCTACCGCTCAGGCTTTGGGCACTAATATTGCGACCGTTGAGTTGCATTTTTCTGCTTTGCAAGCGCTTGGGCATTTGTCTTATGAGCAGTGGCTGGCCTTGACTTCTAAGCGGTCGGTGCCTCTTTTTTCTTTGCCTACGGCAAAAGGTTTAAGTGTTCCTTTATGAGCACAGTTCACATCTCACGTTCGACTGGTTAATCGTTTGTTTGTTTTTGGAACAACAATGTCTTTTACCGGTTATTCTCGCGAGTTTGTGAAAGGTGGGACGCATCGCAAGTTCAACCCCATTCCTTGGATGGGGGATGGGTTGCATGCGTTGAATGTGCGATTTTATCTATGCACGAAGGGCACATTTAGCAACGCACTTTACGAATCTTTTATTTCTTCGAGAGCACAGCGAGCATATTTGGTTAAAATCGGGTACCCTTTGGAACCCGGTGCTTCGGACCATAGGGCAGGCACTATATTTGAGATATGTTATTGGACTGATTCAGCTTTTAGGAGAGAGTATAATCAACATGAGCTTGAGGGATTAGTGTTTGTCGATATCGGGCAACTCACGACCGAGGGGTGTGAGGATAACTTCTTACTATCAACAATTGACAGATCCGTCAACAGCGAAGAAAATATATCGGACTCAGTATCTCAAACATCTTCCGAAGAAAATGCCGTACCAAAACTGGAACTCAAGAGCGGAGTCCGCGTCTTCAAAGACGTGGGTGTCGGTCAGGACACTCCGCAGGACTGTCCGAACGATGCAGGGAAACGGTTTTGCGACCGTGGAAGCCAG